CCAACACCAAAACCGAAACGGCCTCTGTCATCGAGGTCAACAACGCCAAGAAGTATGTCGTCCTGCCTGATGGTCGGATGGCTCGACTGCTGAAGCCAGTCAAGGTCAAGAAGTATGAGTACTACTCCTACCTCAACGACCAAGGCAAGGCTGTCCGCATCAACAAGGAGAACAGCCGCAACATCAATGAGGAAGTGGTCAAGAGCAAGTAACAAACTCTGGAAACTACTAGAACCTATGGAAGACGCACATCAGAAGCCTAACCTCTCAGAACTGTACATCGCCCTTGGCAAGGTACACGATGAGACCAAGGACATCGTTGCGGATGACTACAATCCGCACTTCAAGTCGAAGTTCGCCAGTCTGTCTGCTCACCTGTCGTATCTGAAGCCAATCTTCAGCAAGCACGGCCTCGTGGTCATCCAGTTGCCCTGCTCTGAGTACCACGACAATGGCATCGGCATCAAGACCATCATCGCCCACAAGAACGGAACCTGCATCGAGACCTCCTGCATCGTCCCTGTAGGCGAACAGGCTACTGGTCAACAGGCTGGTGCTATCCTGACCTATCTGAGGCGGTACTGCTTGGCTTCCATCGGAGGTCTGGCTACCACGGATGATGACTGCGAGGCTGACCGAGTGGTCAAGGCCGCTTCCGCTCCTGCCGCTCCAGCCAAGAAGGCCGCTCCTGCCGCCTCCTCTGCTCCTGCGTCTGGCGTGAGCATCGACTTCTCCCTGCCTGTTCCGTTTGGCAAGAACAAGGGTACTTCCCTGCAAGAACTGCCTGACGCAGACCTCGACTACTGGGCGAACAAGTGGGAACCCAAGCCTTGGGAAAAGACTGGCAAGGTCGGAGCAAAGGACTTGTCCCTCAAGAAGTCCGCTCAGGCTCTCTGGGCTATGAAGCAGGATGGCGGCTCTAGCGAGGACGAACCCGAAGACCAAGTTCCGTTCTAACCAATCTGTCCCTGTAGTTCAATGGATAGAACATTCGCCTTCTAAGCGAATTATCTAGGTTCGATTCCTAGCAGGGACATTTTTCACCAATGAAATACACGCTACTCCTCGCCTTGTGCATCCAAGCACAGGCTATGGAAATTACGGACGGCTTTTTGAATAAAATCGCTGTCATCGAGTCTAATGAACGATGCACCGCTGTGGGAGACAGGGGTGCTAGTCTTGGGCGATACCAGATTCAACGCTCCGCTTGGGTCGATGCTTGCCGCAGGAACAATGTGGACTGGGCATACAATATGGACAACGCCTTCAACTACCCTATGGCTCATCAGGTAGCCAAGTGGCACTTTGAATGGCTTGCCGACACGCTCAAGAAGCGTGGTGTCAGGGTGAACGAGATGACCCTGTATATGGCCTACAACAAAGGCATTACTGGTGCGTCCCGCCTACGCTTCAACACTCAGATGAACGACCCTGCCCTCAACAGGGCTAGGTACTACCTCAACTCCTGCCAATGAACCACACCGCACAGAACAGTCTCAAGGCATCTGCCTACCTGCTGGGTCTCTCTGTCGAAGAACTCATAGATGTCCTCCACAACGCCTCCAAGGTCAAAGAAATCCGTACTGCCAGTGGATGTCCGTTTGTCCTACCTGTTAGGGAAAGCAAAGAAGAGTCCCCATCAGAAGTTCGTCAGCCTGTCAGTGAAGGACGCAGAACTGATACTGACTGCTTTACGGAACCGAACTATGCCAATGCCGATGAGTGTAAAAGAGCAGTGACCCAACTGATGCACTCTCTCGACTACTGGCAAATCGAGGCAACCTATTGGCACGACAAGTGGCTGACTAATTTAAAGTCTGAGGCTGACCAATTTAAAGCCAAGAAGGCCGAGGTCGAGCGGCTCTCACAACCAGCAGTCATCGGGGGATATAACCTTTCGCAGTATATCCGTATGGCTAACTCCGAGACACTTGAGTTCGACAACGGAGATATCTTTGCTGATATGACCCTCCCAGAGCGTATCAAATACATCGTTGAGTCTCACGCCCGCCTCAAGTCCGAGGTCGAGCGGCTGACCAAGGCAGGGGATGACCTCCACGCCTTCCTCATCAACTACATAGTCGAGGGCCGCATCTCATCGGCATATCTCAACAAACTAGACGATGGCTGGTCGAACGCCAAGGGGGTGCAGTCGTGAGCGAACCGAAGCGATACGAGTATGTGAGCGACGGCTACACCGCCCGCTTCATCAACCCCAAGACAGGACACGCCGCACCAAAGGGCGAGTTTGTCCGCTACGAGGACTACGCCCGCCTCAAGGCCGAGTGCCAAGCCCGCCAAGCAGAGAACAGCGTGCTGGCAGTCGAGTGCGATAGCCTCAAGGCCGAGGTCGAGCGTCTGACTAATCTTAAATCTGGGGCTGACTATTTTAAAGCCAAGGAGGGCAAGCAGTCGTGAGCCAGCCAGAAACCTATGACGATGAACGAACTGTTAAGTTCGGAGAGATGGTAAACGCTATGAAGTACCTTACCGACCAAGTCACGGAACTTAGGTATAAACTTCTCCAGTACGAACTGGGCAACAAACCTCTATGCCAAAAACCAAAAAAGAAAAAAAGATAAAGTTCGTCATAGTCTCCGACAACCACGGAGATATGGTGGACTGGGATGCGGCTAAGGCGTTGTTCGACTTCATCCAGTGGTATCAGCCAGAGGAAATCATCCACGCTGGAGACGGCTTTGACTTCCGCTCCATCAGAGGCGGTGCTTCAGCCAACGAGCAGTCGGAGTCCCTTGAGGATGACCTGAAGTGGGGCAAGAAATTTCTGACCCACCTCAAGCCCACCAGATACCTTAAGGGCAACCACTGCGAGCGACCAGAGAACATCTTCTATGCGACAACAAATGCTATCGTTAAAGACTACTGCTTCCATCTTATGGAAGACATTGACAACTTCATTAAGGGGATTGGTTGCAAGACTATTCTCCCCTACCACGCAGACGAAGGAGTGTTTCGGCTTGGAAAAGTCGCAGTGGTACACGGATATACAGTCAATAGATACTCGATACAAGAACACGCTGAATTCTACGGAGTGTCGGGAGGGGCTGTCACGATGGGACACCTCCATAGAATCGGTTGCGTCAATGCCAGAAAACACGGAGGTGTGGTTGGTTTTTGCGGAGGACACCTCTCACGGAAGCGTGAGATGCGTTATGCTAAGAATCGACTGGGAACGGCTGAGTGGGGTACTGGATGGCTATGCGGGTACATACAGGGTGATGACTGGAAGATATGGCAAGTCCACAGGGTCGGAGACAAATTCATCTATCCCCAAGACGCACGATGAGAACCAAGACAAAGTTCAGGGAGTTCATAAACGAAATAAACTCCTTCAGAAACAGGTACATTCCAGTCAAGGAAGAGCCGATGCCCAAAGGCTTTTTCTCCTCCGCAGAGATGGCGAAGCAGTACGACACTGTCCAGCGTGTTTCTCAAAGGTGGATTTCGGAACTAATGTCGGACGGAAAACTGGAGGTAAAGTTCGTAAGAAGAAAAATAAATGAGGTTTTTATAAAAAAGATTCCAGTCTATAAATTCAAGACCAAGGCATATGAGAAGAGTTTCAAAAGCGGACTTAAAAGAAAACAGCGAGCGGTATAAGGGATGCACATTCCTTGAGCCTCGTGAGTGGCTGGACAATGCCATCATCGGCAAGTGTGCCTCCACCAGCGGCATCATCTACGACTATGACACCCTCATAGAGGCGTTTATGACCAAGGACGGACTCACCTTCGACCAAGCCTGTCAGGTGGTTGACTTCAACACGGAGCGTGGCATACCTTATATGCCAGACCCAAAGCCTGTAGTCCACAAGGAGGAGTTAGGGATTGACGATGAGGACTATGACGAGGAAGACTTAGACTGACTGTTCTTTTACAGGGGGCTTCTTTCAATGGCAGGAAACTCCGTTTGCATCGGAGCAATGCGAGTTCGATTCTCGCCGCCTCCAATTTACATCGAGTAGCGTAATGGTATCGCACCTGCTTTGGGAGCAGGGGATTGCAGGTTCAAGTCCTGTCTCGGTGACTTTAGTGGGAGTGGCGAAATGGTAGACGCATCGGACTTAAAATCCGCACCCTGTGGGTTCGACTCCCACCTCCCGCACTTTCACGGCAGTAACTCAATTGGCAGAGTGTCAGTTTTCCAAACTGGATGTTGCGGGTTCGACCCCCGCTTGCCGTACTTAGAGGGTTGACAGAGCGGCTTATTGTACCTGTCTTGAAAACAGGCACACCGAAAGGTGTCGTGGGTTCAAATCCCACACCCTCTGCATTATTGAATGGGCGTGTAACTCAGCGGTTAGAGTGGACTCTTTATAAGGGTTAAGTCGAGGGTTCGATTCCCTCCACGCCTACCAATAACGCACCATCGTGCTTGAAGGTAACACGATGGCACTTCCACAGGCGGCTACCAAAGGAGAACAACGCAACCCCACCCTTCAACCGCCATAAGCAAGATGACTGTTGCCGTCATCAAGCCGATGTCAAGAGAGATACCAGAGCAACACTCCCTCAAGCAACACAGCCAGCACAATCGTTATACCACCAGCCTTTTTAAGAAAAACCACTGGCGAGAATGCTACCACCAAAACTCCAAATACAATTAATCCTAGACAGGCCAAGGACGCTTGCAGGATTAGTTTGGTTTTGGTTTCTTCTTTTAACTTTCGCTCTGCTTCTTCTCGCACTGCGATTGCTTCTGTTAGTTGCATATCTCTTTTCTCTACTTCTGCCCACAGTTTGCTGGTTTCCTCATCAAACTTAGCGGCCTTCCGCTTGTCCTCCTCTGCCGCCTTAAGGTCTTTCTCCCTTATGATACGCTCGTACTCCTTGATGCGAGCCTCAACAGGCTTGCTGATACCGCTCAGTCTTTCGATTTGTCCTTTGAGGACTTCTCTAGGAACTCCATCAGGGATGGCAGGAACGACAGCAGAAAGAGCAGAAGCGGACTCTGAGACTGCTTCTTCGACTTTCGTGATGTACTTGTCCTTTTGGTCATTGTTGGAAATTACTATCGGTGGTTCGTCTTCCTTGAGGAAAGCACAACCACATTGAGCAAATGTCAGTATTGCTAAAACCAGCAAACAGAACTTGTTCATTCCGATTCGGCTTTTTGTAAAAATTTAGAACGCACCCAGTTGAACAACTCAGGTGCTAACGAGCCAGCGACAGAGCAGAAGACGCTCTTGTAGTATGGGTCTATGTTCATCTGCCATACTGAGAAGTAGCATATGATGCCGACTATAGTGCCAGCCGCTATCTTCCTGAGCCATCTGGTAGTGTTGTACTTCTCGTCAGTAAGTATCAGTCGAGCCAGCATTCCAAGCCCACCAAGAATACCGAACACCCAGCCAGTCTTCTTGAACTCCTCGATGAGTCCCTGCATTGTCTGGTCATCATTCATTGGCTTCTAGTTTTTGGAATTCCTTGGTCAAGACTTCGTCAACAGCCTCCATCTCGTCATAGTACTGACCAAGATAGACGGACGATGGGTTGAACAACTTGAACACATCTCTGTTTGAATTGGCCTCCTTGACCCTTACAATCTGGTAGCCAAGTTTATTCTTGATGACCTCCCACTGGTCATAGGTCTGCCCATCCTTGGTTTTGTTTGAGATAATAGTGAACTCTGATGCGTCAGAGACAAGTGTCTGCTCCTTTGTAGGCTCAGGAAGGGACGGAGCACTGGTGCTTGCGTTGGGGTTCTTGTCCTCAACGCTGGTGCTTGAGGGGAACTCAGTCTGCGTACCAGCCTCTGCCTCTGTCTTAGGCTTCTTGGGCTTCTGAACCCATCTGACTATGCCATCGTCAGAGACATCCCTGTCAAAGTACTTCTTGAGGATGCCCTCCTTTGATGGGGTGATGACCATCTCCTTGTGACGAGGCTGTCCGTTAGCCGTGAACACGATTCTCTGGGTCTCGCCAAAGTCGTACATCGGTCTGGCGATGGCCTCAAAGTCCCTGATGTTCTCTGGCTTGCCGCCAATCCTCTTGTAGGCCGCAATGACGGCCTTGGAGAATGCTGGGGCTTCAAAAGCACTCTTTAGCACAGCACCGCCACCCTGTCTGGCGATGAGGACATCACCAACCCTGAGCGGTTCAAACGGCCCAAGACCGCCAGACACTAGGTTTGCCGTCTGCCTGATACGCTGGATGTCATCCTCAAAGATTCTGACAAGAACCTGTGCTCGTGTGGTGTTGTCCACATTGCCAATTCTTGCGGTCGGGATGTCATACAATGTAGTACCATCTGCGTTCTTAATGGTCTCACCGATGTAGTAGACCCTGAATGACTCGCCCTTCTTCTCTGACAGCACACGCTGAATGATGTATCTTCCGTCAGCCGACTCCTTCCAAGAGTCAACCTCCCTGACAACGCCATCGGTCTCCTTGAATGTCAGGTCTGGGAAGTGCAGTCCGTCCTCAAGAGAAAGCATATGTCTGACTGCCGCTTCTCTGGTGTCGGTAAACTTGGTCAACGCATTCTTATACAACTGGATGGATGCCTCGGTAGCCGTGGTCTGTGCGATGAGCCGTGAGATTCTCTCCTGCTCCATCGCCAGTGATTCCGCTGGACGACCTGTATGTCTGGTCTGGTGGAACTCCCCACCGAACCACACAGGCTTCTGACCACGAGCGATGACAACCTCACGCTGGTGACGCAACATCTCCGCTGAGTTCTCCATCGCAAGACGCTTATAGGTGTCCATCGTGAGCATCATTCTGTCCTCTGGAGCCATAGCCTCGTACACAGTCTTGGCATACGGCAGTGTATCGAACATCGATGACAGGTTCTGGGCGTTCAACTGCTCGTCTATGTGAGTCTTGAACTCTTCAAACTCGATGAGCCGCTGGATGTCCATCTGCTGTGTCTTGATGGCTGTGCTCGTGCCGTCCTTTTTGGTAATTTTTACTGTCTTCTTGCTGTTCTCGCTGAGAGGAATGAAGCCTTCCGTAATCCAGTAAAAGGCGTTCTCGATGACCTCACGAGTAGATGCCATCTTGAGAACCTCATCATCAGTCTTGCCCTTGATATGCTCGTTCCACTGAACATCATCCATACCGCTGATACGCTTGAGTGCTCTGAGTCTTTCTCCCTTGCTGTTGATGACAGCGTTCAGTCCGTCCTTGACGAATGTCCTGATGATGGTGTTTCTGTTCTCAGGGATAGCCGTGTTGTCTAGGATTCCGTTGGCAACCCTACGCTTGTTTGCCAGTTCCAGTTTGTTGATTGTGGCAACCTTGGCATCGCTCGGAACATACCTGCTCTTGGGAACTAGAGTCGTGACAAGCAGGTAGTCCTCCGCACTCATAGGTGCGTCAGGGTTAGCCATATGGTATTCCGCTCTCTTTCTGGCGAAGTACATATAGTCTGCGACTGTGTACAGCCTTCTGGCTGTGGCAGACTCGGCCTGAGATGCCAAGTTGGCTGGGTCTCCAGCACCCCTGAACTTGACCAGTTGCTCGCCCTTGGTAGAGTACTCTATGTCATAGCCAGAGCCGCTCCAATCCAGAGGGTGGACAGTGCCGTACAGGTCGTAGGTAACCCTAGCGAACGCATTGTACAGGTGTCTTGTTCTTGGGTTGTTAGGGCTGACGATGATGTTAGGCTCTGAGATTCCAAGTTCCTTGGCATCGTCCTTGAACATCTGGAGGAACTGCGTGTAGTCTTCTGCCCAGACCTTAGCCAGTTCTGCCTTCTCTCTGTTGCGTCTGACACGCTCGACTTCCTTCTGAGCGTCAGACTTTCTGGACTGCATAACTCGGTCAACCAACTGTCTGAACTCTTCGCTCTGATAAAGGGAGACCTGCTTTGAGTCTGGCGTAGGGTCGTCCTTAGAACCTTCGGTTCTTAGCATCTCATCCTTAACCAGTTTAATCTGCTGGCTGAGATTCTCCATCTCCTTCTCAACCTTACGCAATTCCTTGAGAGCCTTGCCGCTTGGGTTCTCCTTTATGTAATCCTCAAGTTCCTTCTTCAGTTCATTCTTGTACTCATACGAGTTGCTAAGTCTGTCGTACTGTTGCTTGGCCTTGTCGTACCTGCTCTTGCCAGTGGTTCTATCAACCGCAGAGATGATGTTCTCGATTCTGGAAACAAGGGCAGACTCGTCCCTGTACTTCTCTTCCAACTGCTTGTTGATACGCTCAATAGAAGCCTCGGCCTGTTGCTTGTCGTGCGTATAGTTAGGGTCATACTTCTCCCTCAACTCACCAAACTTGATGGCATCAATCTTATCCAGAAGGCTGGCGATTTCAGTTCTTGTCATCGACAAGTCCTCGTCAGCCCTGACAAGGTCAAAGCCTTCCTGACCATAGGCTGTCAGGTAAGCCTCGTTCTGGATGGTCTCAATCAACTGGTTCTCAGTGATGTCTCCTCTCATAAACGAGTCCTGAAGTTCCTGAACACGCTCCCTGTTGGCTGGGTCTCTGACCCAAGACTCCTGTCTCATTGACAACTTCTGTGACTCACCTACAAGGCTCTCAAACTCATCGCTGAAGTTAAACTCTCCGTTGTTCTTTCTTCTTCTTGCGAGGCCAACAGCCTTGCCAAACATAAGATTCCACTGACCCAACTCATCGTCCATTAGTTTTCTGATGCGGTCTGTGGTCTCTCTTGGCTGTCTCTGTTCAAATTTCTTAATAGGAAGACCATCAAGGCCGACAGCCTTGTACGGACTCTTGTTAGGAGTTGTTCCCCACGACTCTATTGTACCAAGTATCTGAAGGTAGTTGTTCTCGTAAGCGGCCTTTCTGTCCATCCAAGTTCCAAGAGCCTCCTCAAACTGTCTTGGCGATTCAAAGTCCTTCTTGTCTGGT